ACGTTGATGCGAGCTTCGATCAGGTCGATCATCTGCTCACGGCCAGCGTTCTGCAGTTGCTCCAGACCGGACATGACGACCGGGCAGGCGAGCTGCTTAATGGCAAACTCAGCCGCCGTGATAACGTCCTGCGCAGCGACGGGCAGGAGATCATACCCGCTGTACCAGCCGCCGTTCGCATTCTCGGCGAAGCTGATCTCTTGCAGGATCGTGGATCCGCCGGAGAAGGTCTTGCGGTTGCCGCGCCTGTTCAGGTAGGCAGTGGCTGCGTTGTTCTTGGTGACGTTGTCAGCGATTTGACGCGTGCGCGACTGGATAGTCGTCGCTACGATGTCAGTAAGGTTCGGGAAAGACATTTGGAATCTCCTTGAGGATGAATGGGGTTACGCGCTTTCCTGTGCATCAAAGGCGGCGGCGATAGTATCTCGTAGAGATAGGTTCTGACCGCCCGTGACTACCCCACTACCTCGGGGAGTACCATGAACGGAAGAACTTGCCCTGCGAGCCAGCTCTGCCCGACGACCTTTTGAAGCTGCGCGTTGCTCAGATTCACGCTGTAAGAGGATTTTCCGAGTATCGGGATTGGCCCAGACAGAAGCGGTGTACGCCTCGTCAAGATCTTTGGCCCGGCCCGATTCCATCAGGTCGGCCATCATTTCCCGCACGTCGTCGAAGAACTCATTCTTTTGATCAGCTGCGAATTGCTGCAACGTTGTTTCTGCTTCTTTCTGCGTTCCTTGCTCCAGCGTAGATTTCTGCTTAGCAAGGAGTGATTCCGCGGCATACGCTCGCCGCTGTGCCTCGACTACTCTGGGGTCAGGTGGTGGAGCACTGAGTCGGTGAGAAAGCACCGCATCAAGGGTTCGAAGATCCACCCCATAAGATTGTACGATGTTAGCGACGATCTCAGCCTTATCCTGGGGAGATCCGCCCGCCAATGCTTTGACGGTATTGAATACGTCTCCGAGGAAAGCTTCCCTAGTCGCGCCATTTGTTTCTAATCTCTCAGAAAACGGGGCGATATGCTCAGCCACCGTATCCGCAAACTTGATTTTTTGCCCAACAGAACCGATGAGGCGCATACTGTCGCTCTCGCGCCGCAGTACTTCTTCCTGTACCTCACGGGGAAGGGCATTCCACTTTTCCCGTACCGCAGGCTTCCACTGACTAGGAGCCTTTAGCTCAGTAGAACTAGGGGCAGCTGCAGGTACTGCTGCAGGCCCTGGCTTTGCAACTTCTGGTTTGTCGGAGACTGCGGCCTTCCTGACCTCGGGTTCAGCTGCAGGTTTTTCGACAGGAATTTCTGCAGGTGGAGTCGCCGCACGGGGAGGCTCGGAACCTTCAGGTTCGTTTTCTTCAATTGCATCTTCTATTGAATCCCTGAGGGTTGGTTCAGCGACTTCAGCCATATTGGCTCCTTGATTTTAGTATGATACGCCTTCGCGGGCGGAAAGTAAAGCGATGTTACTATTTAGCACTGGCCTCCATAAGCTGAGCCAGTATTACCAGAATCAGAGCTACCGCTATTGCCACCGTTACAATTATGAATACCGTAACTGCCGCTTCCCAGTACTCCTGTACCAGAAAGAGTGTTCGTCGTGGTATTCGTTGTCGTAGTAGTGTTATTGGGTTGAGGCGCCTGAATAAATCCGGCAATTTGCGCATTAGTCGTAAAGCCTGTTGCAATCGCCCCATAACTCGCCTCTGCTTGAAGCCGTGCGTTATTAGACTGAGCATAGCCCAGCTTGTACCCGAAGTAGCCAGAGGTAATAGCCGTGGCAGTGGGCAAGATTAGACTAGCCCACTTGTATACTCCGTCGCTTGGATCAGTAACGGCTGGAATCTGCGTAGCTTGGTACGTGCCAATTTGACCCGCTAGGGCCATGGCTACAGCCACACGGGCTATGTCACTTCCGCCCTTCGCGCTTTCTGTCAGAGCTTCGTACTTCCTCGCATTCGCTACCGACCGGGCCAACTCCACCCTCTCCCAAGCATCGATTTGGGCCCTCTGTACTGAGTAGTGATCCTGAGTTGCGCACGCCGGCAGCATCAAGCTCAATACGCCGATCAAACTGAGGACTGACCTCATTCTTATCTCCTATGATGATCGCGCACGCGCTCAAGTTGAGCAATAGCGCGGCTAACATCCTCTCTCCGTACCGCCCCACCCTTACCTTCTTTGAAGTATGCATCCCGATTCTCCCTCTCAACCCGCCACTTATCCTGGTAATCGTCCATAGTTGTGAGGTTATTGGCCTTCATGTAAGCACGGTGCTTCGCGCGGGTAGATATATCAGTTCCGTCCGTAGCATGAAGACCATCATAGTGACGGTCCCCCATGACTAGGTTATGAGGATTTAACTCCCGCCTTGGGATATATTGATCCTTGGGGATCAACTCGCCCGTATCTGGGTCTTGGACGTATTTCATTGTACGGAAGGCTTGGGTCTGGATGCTTCCTGCTTTAGCTTCTGGGTGTGAGTCGCCTGATCCTGCTGCAGTCTTTGCTGGCCAGATTTAGCTGCGATCTGCCCTTGTATTGCGGCCTGCTGAATTTGCATACGGCTCTGTACTTCAGCCTGCTGCACTTCTATCTGATCTTTGATTTGATCTTGCCGTATTTCTTGCTGGAATTTAGCTTGTTCCATTTGCATTTTCTGCTGCTCAATCTGCAATTCCAGCTGCGCCTTCTTTTCCTCAACCTGGAGTTCCAACTGCGCTAGTTGCTGCTTGAGTTGAAGTTGCTGTTGGCCTTCCTGCGCCTTCATCTGACCTTCCTGCGCCTTCATCTGACCTTCCTGCTGCATCAACTGCATTTCAGCTTGTACCTTTTGCTGCTCAGGAGTAGGTTGCGGAGGAGGCGGATTAGCCAACTTCTCCTGGATTTTCTGAATCGTCTTATCAAGCCTGCCCTCGAACTTCTTGCCAACACGGAACCCGACGAGGGAGAACTGAAGTAGCTGCGCGAGGAACGGGCCGATAACCGGATCATTAAGCATCGCTTGGCCGCTGTCCTTCATGAACTGGTTAATGGTGGTCAGGTACTCCATACGGGAGTCCCGCTCAGCCTGGAAGTCGATGTCACTGAGAGTATCACTCTCGACCTGGACACGCAAGGCGAAGTCCTTAGATTTGAGCAACGTGAGCGCTTGAATAATCAATTGGGGATCCTCTTGAAGATAGGCTGCTTGTGACAATTCCGCTATCTTCTGAGGATCCATGTGGATGCGAATCAAGTCCGCCTGGATTGCGAATACCTGACTCGCGTAGATGGCTACGTTCTTCTGCCTAGTTTGAATGCGCATCGAGGCGTACTGAGCCTTGATCTTTTGCGCTCCGAGAGTTTCACTCGCCTTGCTGGCTCCGCGAATGATGTCGCTCATCCCAGTGACTTCGTAAATTTGTTGCTTTACGTCTTCACGCGCCTTGAGCAATTGCTCTATAGTCTTGATGATTTGATCAAGGGGAATCCAGTCGATAACTCCCTTGATACCACCCTTCTCAGCCATAGCGGCCCACGTATCGACGGGGACAAGCGTATTCTCCGCTGCGTTGGAAAGTAGAGACGTAACTGCCCCCGCTGATTTGTCGTAGACCCCAGCTACTCGGCAGGCTCGGACAAGCAGGGCAATGCGCGTATTGATTTCGTTCAGTTCACGGTACTGATCCCGAGCGTACTCGTAGTCAGGTATGGGGATAAGCTGCCCATTACTGATAGTGGCAAACAGAGGTTTGGGGCAAGGGTAGAAGCCGGGCAGTTCGAGGAAGTTATCTTTCTCATCCAGCAATTCATCGTAGCCCTTGCTAAACCAGTACACCTTCTCTTCCTCTTTGCTCCAAATCTCGTAGATGCAACCCTGTTGGAACACTTGGTTCTTCGTTTCAACCCGAGCATCGTTCTTCTTGGGAGCATAGTCTAGCGCAACCTCCTTGCCCTTCTCTTCACCGAACCGTTCGATGAGTTGGTCCCGAGTCAAGTAAGTCTTACGAGCAAGCCAACGCACCTCTTCCCAGCAACGGGCGGGTGACCAAAGAATGTCTTCCCAATAGACGTACTCATCGACGATCTCTTCACCCACTACTTCATCGTAGTCAATGGGCGCAGCTTGCGGATTAGCCGCAAGCGTAGCTTCGTCCGGTTCCTCAGTCTTAGACTCAATATCTGCCTGGTAGGTATGCCAAGAAAGGCCGACCCCAGGAACTAGATTGTCCTGTACGACATTCGTAATAATGTCGTACATACGAGTATCTTTTCGAACCTGGTACTCTAACGCACGTTCGAGAATGAGAGACGCGACACGCCCCACGTCATCGTTCTCATCCTTGAACTCACGCTCAACGGAAGGCATAGGTAACTGATTAAGCAGTGCCGACTGCATGATCTGCGTATTGGCAGTAAAGAGGTTGAACCGACGCTCGAAGTTAGCGTCGATACCACTGGCATCAATCCGCTCAGCCCGAAAATTCTTGACGATTTTTCTCGCGTTACGTTGCCAGCGGTCAAGCTCTTTCTCAGCAGCCTGTATCTCGCTTTGCCACCGCTCGTAAGGAGTCAGAGAAGCAATTGTGTCGATCTTCTGATAGTTCTCGGACATTACTGCTCCCGGATACCTGGGTTAACTCTGGCATCAGTAAATAATTGGTCAAGATTGAACCCGTAGTTCATTTCACGGGTTACAGACGAGGGGAGTATGAATCGAGATTTAGACTCAGGTAAGTTCTGAAACACTACACCCAAGTATCGAATACAGTCGGCAATGTGCGAGGACCAATCATGAACGGGCCGATCACGATAGCATCCGAATTTGTCATCCCACTCACGACGGTAAGACTTCATCGCCTCTACCGCCCCAGAAGTAAGCGACTTATTCCAGCGTATATAGGGTAACAGTTTGCGTGTCGCCTGAATACCATCTCTGAGTTTATGGTCTGGTACAATCTTCGGACGGTATCCCCGCGATATTGTCATTTCGACTATGGAGCGTCCTGTCTGCAGGTTCTTCGCTCTCGCGTCAGGGGGAAGATAGATGTCTCGCACTTCTCTACTTTCCATCTCGTCGAGGTAGTTCGCCCACTCGAGCTCATTGTTCGAGTAGACCTCGTGGATTACGAGATTACCTTTGTGGAGTTGGAAGAATGTGAGGACGGTGTCGTCCGTAAATCCAAGATCGCAAATGACATCGACGGGAAGATTGGGGTCAAGATCGAAGTCAGCAATTCGGCCTTCGCGCTCAGCCAGATCCATATCTTGCCCATAAATCGCCCCGCGTAGCGCCGCTTCGAATGAGCACTGATACTCCTGCTCGTAATCTGATACGTCCATCTGCGATTTTATCAGATCTAATTCTGATTGGGGCAAGATCCCCGAATCGCTCGCCTTCAACGTCATGGTGAACCAAGAAGGGTCGTTCCTCGCCTTCTTTACCACGTCGTAGAAATGGTTCTTGCCCATGGGCGTACCCATAATGGTAGCCCATCCTTGCCTATCAGATAGGCAGGGTAGGATCACCTGGCTCCACGCAGCTGGCCTGATCTGCGCATACTCGTCGAGTACGACTCCATCAAGGTACATGCCGCGTAGCGACTGCGCCTTTTCCGCCCCGAGGAGATAGATCTTGGCCTTGTTCTTGAGGGTAACGCGGAGTTCCGATTCGTGCACCTGTTCAACGAGGGGCTCGGTATAGTGTTTGGCATATTCCCACGCGATCCGCTTCGCTTGCTGATAGTTGGGGGCGATGTAGGCCATCTGCGGACGCGGGTGGGGGCACTCTAGTGCCCCGATGATAAGATCATTTACCGCGCTGACTGTTTTGCCTGATCGCCTATGGCATACCAGCGCCGCCCACCGTGCTTGGCGATTGTGGTAGGGCAAGAAGGCCGCTCTTGGTTCGTAACTGAGCGTGACGCGTGTCACTTGAGCAAATAGTCCAGGTCGTGTTCCGCAGTCTGCCGCATTTGCCGGTCACGCATGAGCTCAGCTTCCGACGGGCCAGGCTTGGGCGTCCCGAGGGCATCAGGGGACAAAGTTTCTTGACGCAGGGCCTGGATAAGAAACTCCAAGAAGTCTGGGTCGTCCTGTTCTTCCCGACCAAGCATGCGTCGTATTTGCTTCTGATCGGCATTGCCCCTATACTCTTTCACTTCAGTTGCCCTCTGCCCATCGCCTGTTCAATTTGTAGGCGTAGCTGCTCACTGGGGTTGAGAGGCGGGGGTGGAGGCATCGCGGGCATGCCGCCAGCGGCAGGCATCGCGCTGCCGCCTAGGGCAGGCAATCCGCCAGGTGGGACGGACATCGACTGACCAGGCGCTTGCCCAGGCGCCTGTGCCCCAGGTGGTGCAGGCAGCGGTGGCTTGCTGTCGATCATTTGCGGCTCTGGCATCGGCTGCCCAGGTGGCTCTGGCATGCCGCCAGGTGCGCCACCCAGCTCCGCTGGCGGTGGCGGTGGGTACCTGTCCGCCCGATTTGGATTGCCGCTGCGTAATTGGGCGATAATTTGCTGTAATCCCGGCGCCTCTGGCTTACCCTCGATGGGTGGGTACCGATCTGCTCTATTCATGACGCCTCCGGTGTTACATCTATGGTTGTGGGCGGTGATCGGCCCGATGTGTCTCTTCCGTTCACCCAGCTGAGATGTATGCGTAGCGGACCACCATCTGCGCCAGTCACTTGACTGGGGATGAGCTTCGAGTAGAGGCTGAAGAAT